ATCGAAGGCGGCATGGAGGCGTTTGATCCTTCTGGAATTGAAGCGTTCTTCAACCCTTACGAAGAGCAAGTGGTTCAGCAGGTTCAGACCGATTTTGACAGAGCGCGCCGCATGCAAGAAGCTCAGCAAGCTGCCCAAGCCGTTGGTTCAGGGGCCTTTGGAGGCTCGCGAGCCGCGATTGCTGAACAAGAAGCGATGCGTAATTTAAATCAAGCCGAGCTAAACGCGCTAGGTCAACTGCGTCAGCAGGGCTTTGGCGCGGCAATGACTGCGGCACAGAATGCGCAAGAGAATCAGCAGCGACGTGCTCTTACAGGCGGAAGCTACTTAGGTAATCTTGGTAGCACTTTTGGTCAACTAGGTCAGCGCGATGTCGAGCTTCTGGGTAACCTGGGCAGAGGTATTGCTGATTTAGGAGGAATGCAGGCCGACTTAGGCGTTACTGCGACCAACTTGATGCGTGGCGATGTTTCCGCACTGTCGTCATTAGGCGGCCAAGATCAGATGCAACAGCAGAACATACTGGATGCGATCCGACAGACCAACGTCGAGCGTCAGCAGTTCCCATTCCAGCAGTTTGGTTACCTCAGCGATGTGTTGAACCGTGTGCCCACTAACGAAAGCACGATGCAAACCAATACATCTCCGCAACAGAGCGGAATCGGACAAGCCATCGGCTACGGCATTGCCGGATTAGGCGCTCTTGCGGGCGTAGCATAGGACCTATTATGAACGTATATAAGCGACCACTCTTTATGCAGCAAGGCGGCATGGCCCGCGTACCAGTGCCCACGCCTCCCGCGGCAATGCGTCCTGCGGCAGCGCCTCAAGGTGCTATGCCTCCAATGCGTCCTGCTGCGGCTCCTCCTGCACGGCCCACGGGTCAAGCTGCGGGTATCGCTTCTATGGTTTCAGACAAGTCCAAGATGGATATCGATCAGGCACAAGGCCCTGAGCAGATCATTAACGCGTTCCGTGGTAACCAAAAGCCCATCGCGGCTCGGTATCAAGAGCTCGCTCAGTATGTCGGTCCACAAGATGCAACGTCTACTCCTGTTAGCGTCCTGACTATGGTTCAGCCTGCTCTGATGATGACAGCAAAAGGCGCGGCAGACAGCGGTATTGGCGAGTTGATGGCTAACGTCGCCGGTAAGGTCAACATGGAATCCGCGCCTGGGCAGGCCAATCGAATGGGCCAGGGCTTAGGTAACATCATGATGTCTCGACAGGCACCGCAACCGGCGGGCATGGCGCAAGGCGGTGTTGTGGGAAAGTTCCAGGACGGGGGTAACCCTCTGGTTGAGTACTACAAACAAGACCTTCCTGCTTTCCAAGAAATCCTAGCACCCTCACAAGGGGACAAGGACGCAGCCAAGCGTCAGTTATTCTTTGACATCGCGCAGCGCGGTCTAGCTATGGCGGGCGGTGCGGGTGGCACGGGCAACGTCGCGTCTCAACTGGCTAACGTATTCCAGACTCTGCCGGGTACTTACGCCGCACAACAAGCTGAGCTTCGTAAAGGCGAGCGTGCCGCTCAGCAAGCTGCGTTACAGTCTGCCGCGGGTCGCGTAGGGGCGGATCGTGAGCAAGCAGCTAAACTAGCTGAGTTGAATTTAGAGGCTAGACTTAAGAGAGAAGAGCAGAATACAAAGTTTATCTATGACCTGACTTTGGCTCGCGATAAAGCGATGAACGAGCGTGTCCCGTTTGACGGTCTTGCGGTATACGGTTCTGATGGAACTCAGTTGACTATTCTTAACCAAAACAGCCCTACGTTTGATGCAGATTTAGCTTCAATTAAAGACGCTAACCCTAACGCTCAAATTGCTAAAATTCCAGATCAAAAAGATCTATTCCCAGGCGTCGAAGTCCCCGAACTAACGCCTTCGCAGGTTGAGGGTGTGTTCACGGACCGCGGGTTACTAGATAAGATTTCTGCTGGAAATGCAACGCCACAAGAACTCACTCGTTTGAACGCGGCGATTGCCGCTAAGACTAATCCTAAACCAGTCGGCACCGGAACGATTGGTCCTGACGGTTTAGAAATATTCCGCAATGTCTCAGGGCAACGCTTACCTGAAGAGTGGAATGATGCAATACAACAAGCACGACAAGGGGGCCTTAACGTACAGTTGCCGCCTTACTTAAGTCAGCCTCAGCCCGGTGCAGGTGAGCAGGGACAGGCTAACCCCCTGTTTGCCGATTACGATGTGCAGGTAGGAACAGGACAGCCTTTGTCTTTGACTGAAATACAAAGTGTAGAGTTACCTTCCCTTGGCGAGCAGCCTAGCGGGATTGAATCCGCGGTGATGGAATACCCAATTGAAAGAATGTTCGGCACGTGGGCCGCGCTTGACCGCACTTGGAACACGTACGCTCCTGCTGTGTTAGGTCTTCTTGGACCGGAGGCCGCTGCGGCAGCCGCACCGGAGCAACCTGAAGCAAATGCTGAGCAAGGTTTGGCAGCTTTCCATACTTTGGTTGTAGAATCTATGTTGGCGGCAAGACCTGGACGAGCTTCTGATGAAACTCGTAGAATTCTCACTGAGTTACTACCGACCCTAAACGCAGCTACAAGCAGCCAACCTGACGCTTTAGGTAAATACCAAGCTTTGCAAGGAGAAATGGCGACAGACCTAAGAAGAGTTGAAGGGTTCCTTCAGCAGCCGCTTAGCCAAGCTGATCGACAAAAATATGATTTTATTCGAAGAGAGTTAAATGATCGTTTAGGCGAACTAAACACAATCGTAACTCAGCTAAAAAACTCTACGCCGGGCGGCAAAAGAACACCTCCGGCTCGTTTTGACGAGATAATGTTTGAAAATACTAGAGTTCCTTACACTCCTGACGCACAAGGAAATAGGTAAAGCTCATGGCTGAAAACAATATACCTTTTTCAATAGAAGAAGCTCCGGCTCCTGTCTCCGATGACGTTGCGGTTCCACTTACGCCTTACATGGACGCCTTAGCTATTCCAGATACGGACAAACCGGCTGCGTTTCAATCTATTGTCCAAGACTACAATAAAGTAGACATGGACATAGATAAGATCCGTGGCCAAGGTATGGAAACACCCGACATAACTCGCTATTTAGTAGAAAACTTGTACAAGTATCAAGACGAAAATGGTAATTATCAATCTCTCCCGTCGGGGTATTATGACCGTTTACGAGAGGCGGGAATTCCTGATGAAGACATATTAAGTACCTTTGCCAATGTACGTGACGTTTCTCCTTTCCAACAATTCATGGAGCAGTCTGCCATTTCGGGTACTTTTATGGCAGGGGCTTTACCGGCTGCAACCGCAGGTGCGATGGTAGCAGGTCCTATTGGTTTCGTCGTGGGCGGTATAGGGGGAGGACTCTCAGCCGATACATATAGACGTATGATGGCCCCCGAAACAATGCTTCCGTATGCCGATAAATCAGGTGCCGCCGTAGCCGGGGAAATAGTTGGTGGTAGTGTGCCCGGTTTATCCATTCCTTGGTTAGCTAAAGATTCTGTAATTAACTTAGGTTCTAACTTTATTGGTAACAATTTAAAGAACATGCCTTTTTCGCAACCCATTTCTACCGGGATACGTCGAGGTGAAGAACTTTTCATGCAGGGCTTTCAATCTGCTCGAGAAAGACCTTTAAGCTATATCGGTGCCGAAGCTAGAGACATAGCTATGGCTTCTGCCGTCGGTGCCGGTATGGAAAATATGTATCGTGGGGATCGTGGCGCAGGAAATGCTGCGGTTGATTTGTTAGCTGAAACGGCCGCTGTCATGGTAGACCCATTTGGTTTTACGGGACGAGCAATCGCTAATAAAGTTCCGGTGATTAGAGGATTAGTAGAAGGTCTTTCTCCAGACAGACGTGTGGTTAACGCGGGTGTAAGGCTACGTCAAATATTAACAGAAGCCGGTGAAGATCCAGATGCTTTGATACCTTTACTTTTAGCGGGTCAGGATAATTTTGAAACTCGTAGAGCAAAAAAATTAATTGAAGAATCCGGATTGTTGAATGAGGACGGAAGCCCCGTCGACCCCGATGAATTTTTATCGGGAGTACGAACATCCCCTGAAGAGCTAGTCTTTGATTCAGAGGATGGCACCGGTCCTGCCACAATGGAATACAAGAAAACTGCTGCATATCGTCGTTTAGAACAATTGTTGCAGCAAGCTGGCGAGAATCCAGAGGAAGTCATACCGTCTATTTTAGCGGGAGAAGGTAAATTTGCTGATAGCGATTATTCTTCTTTGATGGAAGAAGCTGGAGTTGATTTTAACAATCGAACTTCGGCATTACAAACCGGCGTTCCAATTTTGTATTTGTTAGAAAGCACTGGACTACAAAAAACTAGGCAACGACTAAAAGAAGTTAACGAAAGCATGCCGGATGCCGAAATTGAAGAAAAACACTTACAAGCGCAAAGAAATTTAAATCAGTTTCTTGCCGATCTTATTGAAATGGATACTGCCGATTCTTTAGGTTTGTTCGCAGATATAAGGGATCAAAATTTTCGCGCTGTATTAAACGAAAGGCTTACAGAATCTTTTGATCGTTATCAATCCGCTGTGAATAAGGCTTTAGAAGGCGGTGAAACTTTAGATACTCGTAGGGTTCTATTTAACACCATGTTTGGTGAAGACGGCAGCGGAGGCGTATTTGGTGACATTGAACGGCAAGGAAAAATATTACAAAATTTAATTCCTAAAGACATCGATGTCCCTGCGGGAACTCTTTCTATACCTAGCACTGAAGAGCTTGCTGGGGAGGGTTTAGTAGACGTATATAACCGCATTGGCGAACAAGCAAGTATTCGCGGCCAACGACCTCGGCTTAGTTATGGTAAAGACTTAGTAAGTTTAGACCTTGTTCTTAAAGAATTTGATAAATTTGTTAACCCTGATAAATATGCCAAGGCAAGCGATTTACCCGAGCTTCCAAAAGAACAGCAGTTAGAGTTACCGGGCATGACTGTATCAACACCCGATGCACCGGAGATTGAAGACAGCGTCAGCACGAATGAACTTTTAAACTTTTTGAACGCAATAGATCTAGCTAAAAAGAATGCTCTTCGCAGCGGGAATCAGCCGCTGTTAGAGTTTTTAACTGAAATTGAAGTCGGGGCTAAAAACACACTTTCGGCTGTAAGTAATCACCGTAGCGTTAAGACCAAAGGCGGTCAATTTTCTCGTTACTTTGACAACTACCTGGCTTTTAGAGATGAAGCTAGTAATGTTTTTTCTAACGCTTTCTTGGGTGAAATGCGTACAGCTATGTCGCCAGAGCTGGCGGGCCATATTTTGTTCCAAGGTATGGGAAACCCTACTCTTCTCCGTTTACAACAAATGGATGATGCCGCTAATTTCTTGTTGTCTTATAACAATAGAAATATGGGCAATTTAGATACGGCTAACGAAGAATTACTTAATGTTGCAGAAAAAACAGCTCGACTTGCTGATGGCGATACAGTAGACACCACTCGTTTAAAAGAAATGACAGACGCTTCCAGAGCAGTTTTAACAGGCCCTCAAGGCACCATTCCTATTATGCGAAGCGCACAAGAAAAAGTTTTAAGAGGCATTCTTGGCGAAAGCAGGTATTTTAAAAGAACCCCTGTTCGAGATGGATTTGGTGAGCTTACTGGCGATGTCACCATAGAGCCTACGGACGCGTTTCAAACCTTCATTAGCGATCCGGTCAATCAGAGGATTTTATCTGAGTACTTCCCGACTCTTTTATCAGACTTAAACGACATTGGTAAAACTCGAGCGTTGTTTAATAGTTTAACTAATGAAGAAAGTTTGCTTAACAAAACTATGGAATCCGTGGACTCCTTTACTAGTCTTTTTGCAGGCGTTTACGATAACCCTATTGCCACTGTTCAAAAAATTATTGGTCAGCCTGGCGAACGTACCATGCAGCGTGAAAATCCGGTAAGGGATTTAGCTAGAATGGCACGTACTGTTGCTAATTCAAATGACCCTAAAGTCGTTGAAGGTTTTTTAGACACCATCATAAACCATGGTTACGCATATGCAGGCGGTAACTCCCCCGTTAATGCGCAAACAGGGGCAAGTCCCTTCAGCCCCGACAAATTACGGGAATATTTATTTAGACCCATGGTTCCTGGCCAGCGTACTTCAGTGGTAGATGTTCTTAAAGACACGGGTATCTTAGAAGAGGGGGATGCTCATTTAGCTAGGATCACTCAGATCTTAGATGAGATGGATAAAATTCAAAAGGCGGTTAATCCAAGTCGGAGCAGGGAGCTGGGAAGTGTTTCACCTCCGGAGGGTATTAATCGTCTTCAAATGCAAATAGCCGAAGCAGCGACAGGAGCCCTTGGTGCAGGTATTGCGGCTAACTTCTACGGATTATTAGCTCGCGCAGGTATAGTGGGTGGTGCGGGATCTTTGATTACTTCGGCTCTGGGTTCTCGAGTAGGACGCGACATTGTTGTAAACAATCCGGCTATTCTTACACAGCAGCTCATGACCGAAATGCTTAAAAACCCCGAAATTATGGCTGATATATTAGAAATGACTCGGGATTACAAACCCGGCGTATTCACTAAGCTACCTACCGATAAGCTGCGTCGTATGTACACTTTCTTATTAGGTGGCGGCATCGTACCGGCGGGAATGAGCTTCCAAGAGTTTGGCGGTAACTACTACGGTCGAACCATGCCGGAAGAAAGACGAGCTCAGCGCGAAGAAGCGGGGGCCGCGCCTATGGTACCGTCAAGGCCGAACCCACGTAGGACACAACCTACTCCGGTTCCTGCACCGCAACCTGCTGCGGCTACACCACCTCCAGTGGCTCAAGCCCCACGGCCCATGGCACCTGCTCCAGCCCCCACGGCCCAGGCACCCGCAAATCCGAACCAAAGAGCACGCTACGCGGCCCTGTATCCATTCGATACGGCAAGCGACGTTATCCGCTCACAAGGTATCGGTTCTTTGATGGGCTAACGCAGCCACTCTCTAACGTCCTCACCTAGCACTGTCGAAGCAATGTTTATCTTGTTTCGCAGTGCTCCGAGGACTACTTCATCCACCGTTCCCGGCGAAACTAAATCCACGTAGGTCACCGACTTGGTCTGACCAATTCGATGCGCCCGGTCCTCCGATTGCAACCTGATCTCAAGGTCATAGCTGTTCGAGTAATAAATCATCGTGTGCGCAGCGGTCAAAGTAATGCCGTAACCACCCGTTCGAGGTTGTCCTACGAAAAATCTGAGCGGAGAATCCGGGTCTTGGAAGCGGTTAACAATCGCCTGGCGGTCGTCTTGAAGGGTCTCTCCGTAGTAAGACGCCACAGAATCCTCACCGTACAGCTTAGCTAGTTCCGATTCGATCTTAAGAATATCGTGGGTCCAGGTGGCCCAGATGATGATTTTGCCTGACGACTCTTCGACCACGCTTAACAGCTCACTGAGTCTGTTGTTGGGTAGGTCTTGTATCGGACCTTCGTCAGGCTGCAAGAAGCCGCAAGTGATTTGTTGCAAACGCATGATTTGAGTCAGCACACTGGCAGTGGTAGCCAGGTCGCCGTTTTCTAACTGAGCCAAAGCCAGTTCTTTCATTTCGGCATAGACTTTCTTTTGCTGAGGTGTGAGCGGAACTTCACGCTTGGTGTAGACCTTGTCAGGCAGATCCAGACATTCGCTTTTTAGAACCCGGACCGAGAATTCGTCAAGTTTTTGACTAAGCTCGTCAAGTTTCCGATAGCCTACGACGTGTTGGAAGCTACGGTGACCCATGTTTCTGCGTTGGATTACAGCGTAGCGGCCCTGGAAAGCATAGAAACTCTTGAATCCTAAAGCATTTGGGGACAGGAAAGCGCACTGGGCGTACAAATCCATGGGAGATTTGGTGATAGGACTACCCGTTAAGATGCGACGGTATTTTGACACAGCGGTCAGATCGAGCACGGTCTTGGTCCGCTGAGCTTTGCGGTTCTTTATAGTAGTAGACTCATCGATCAGGGTTAGGTTGTCCGGGTTACGCTCCAAGAAACGCTTAGCACTAGCCGCACCCTTCTCTGTGCTGAGGGCCTCGATGTTCATTACCAAAATATGAAGCGCTTTTGAATCACCGCGGATTGCGACATCTCTTATTTCTTCTGTATACTTCTTAGTCCAGTTTGGCTGCCAACGCACGATCTTGTATTCGATGCTCTCGGGCAGGTGAGTCGGAAACTCGCCTTTGACCCAGTTATCGAAAACGCCTTTGGGGGCCAAGACTAGCGCGGTGTCTATCTGTCCGCTGAGATAAAGGGCACCAATGGTGTCGATGGCTATTTTACTTTTGCCTGTTCCCATTTCGGCAAACAAGGCATAGTACTTCTCCTGCCAGGACTTCTCCCAGATCTCTTTCTGGTGGTCATACGGTTTAGTCTTAAATTGATAATTATTCATAATATCTCCTTGCATATCTAATATTATATGATTATAGTGTGTTCCTCAAGGGCTCAAACAGCTCTTTAACCACGAGGAAATGACCTATGACAAACCTGTTCGAAGAGATGGAATCAGATCAAGCCGATGGTTCCGCGTTAGACTCTGTTAATACTGAAGGCTTGCAAACTGTTGCTGAGATGGCTCGCGCCGTATCCGCGCAGGACTTACTGGTTGCACAGTTGGAAGACCGGCTGAAAGAAGAGAAGAAGAAACTTCTGAAGCTAACCGACGAAGACCTCCCTGCCTTGCTCCACGAAATTGGCTTGACTAAGTTCGAGCTAGAAGACGGAAGCAAGGTCGAACTCAAACCCACTTACGGTGCCCACATCAAGGTCGATAACCGACCCCAGGCTTTTACGTGGCTACGTGAGAATGGTTTTGACGACATCATTAAGAACACCGTCTCATGCGTGTTTGGCCGCGGCGAAGATTCCCAGGCCGAGCAGTTCTTAAAGATTGCCGCTGAGCAAGGCGTTCATGCGGATCAAAAAGAGGAAGTTCACCCATCGACATTGAAAGCGTTTGTAAAAGAACGCGTCGAGACCGGTGACGAGTTTCCTATGGACTTATTCGGGGCCTACGTTGGCCAACGTGCAAACATCAAAAAAGGTAAATAATCATGACTAAAGAAGTAGCAGAAAAGAAATCAGCAGAAATCATCCAGTTCGACCCTAGCCTGTTTGAACAAGACCAGGGCATTGGCTTGGAAAACATGGGACAAGAAGATCTTGCCCTACCTTTCCTAAAAGTACTTAGCCGCCAAGACCCAATACTTGACGATCTAGAAAACGCTAAGGCCGGGGACATCTACAACACTGTCACTGGGGACATCTACAAAGGTAAAGAAGGCGTGCGTGTTGTGCCTTGCGTGTACCAACGACGTTACATCGAGTGGGCACCACGTGGTACAGGCTCAGGCGCTCCGCTTAATATCTTTACTCCTGATGAGCAGCGACCTAAAACTGAACGCAGTTCAGACGATAACCGTGAGTATGTTGTTGGCGGTAACGGCTCATACCTCGAAGAGACACATCAGCACTTTGTAATGATTCTCAACGAGGACGGAACACAGCAGACTGCTTTGATTACCATGAAGTCTACGCAGATGAAGAAGTCTCGTAAGTGGAACTCAATGATTCAGTCTCGTGTGATGAACGGAAAAAATGGTGCGTTTACACCACCACGCTTCTCTCACGTTTACCACCTCAAGACAGTCTCTGAGGAAAACTCTAAGGGTTCTTGGCACGGTTGGGAAATCTCTTTGGAAGGTCCAATCCAAGAGCCTAACATTTACCAGAACGCAAGGAGCTTTGCGCAGTCCATCATGAAAGGCGAAGTTAACGTCAAGCATGAGTCGGAAGAAACAAATAGCAGTGATATTCCGTGGTAACCGGGGGGCGCTATGCGCCCCTTTCCCCGAGACAATAATATGGAACACGCAAAAAGATTTGCGGGGATATTTGACGGCCTAAAACTAGCTTACGGAACGTACCGTATTGACCGGGCTGCTTCAAACGGGAAGCAACAGGGAAAAGCTGGTGTAGTTAAAAACCCTAGAACATCAGAGACGTGGGAAGGCCATCTCTCTGGTAAGGGCGATGCTATAGGCATAATTCCTATCAACGAAGACAACGCCTGTAAGTGGGGTTGTATCGACGTTGATCAGTACCCCCTAGACCATAAAGAATTGATTGATCGAATCCGCAAGATGAAACTGCCGATGGTTGTCTGTCGCAGTAAATCTGGCGGTGCGCATTGCTTCCTGTTCACTACGGACTGGATCTCTGCAAAACAGATGCAGGAAACCTTGAAGCATATCGCTGCGGCCCTCGGCTACGGCGGCTGCGAGATATTTCCTAAACAAATAAAACTGTCTTTAGAACGTGGTGACGTCGGCAACTTCTTGAACATGCCTTACTACGATGCTGAGGACGGTTTGCGCTATGCTGTAAAAGACGACGGACAATCAGCGACGTTAAAAGAATTCTTTGAGCTGTATGAACAGTATGTTCAGACGCCGGAGCAAGTCTCTGCGCTGACCATCGAAGATCAAAGCGACTCTAACATCATCGTTAAAGACGGACCGCCTTGTCTCCAGACACTGTGCTCTCAACAAATAAGTGAGGGCGGTCGTAACAACGGTCTGTTTAACATCGGCGTCTATTTACGCAAAGCATACCCAGACAGTTGGGAGTCAGAAATCTTAGTTTATAACGCTAAGTACCTGAACCCTCCGTTGCCTCTCAATGAGGTCAACCTTGTGGCGAAGCAGCTTCAGAAGAAGGACTACGCTTACAAGTGCAAAGACGCCCCGATCTGCGATTATTGTAATGCCGACGTGTGTAGAACACGCAAGTTTGGTATTGATGCCGCAGTGTCGGGTGCGACCATCGCAAACCTACGCAAGTACAACTCGACGCCACCTGTTTGGTTTATGGACGTAAACGGTCAGCCACTAGAGCTAGATACCGATGCGTTAATGAATCAGATAGCGTTCCAGCGTGCGTGCGTAGAGCAGTTAAACTTTATGCCTAAGTCTTCTCCCAAAGCTTCGTGGGAAGGACGCATCAACCAGTTATTGACCGAGATGTCCGATACCGATGGTTCCATTGTGGAAGTGTCGCAGGACGCAAGTATCTCTGGTCAGTTCTACGACTTGTTGGAAGAGTTCTGTAACGACATGCAGAAAGCAGAAAACAAAGAAGAGATACTGTTGCGTCGTCCTTACACAGACGAAGACGAAAACCGTACGTATTTCAGGCTCAAAGATTTTACTGCGTATCTACACAAGAACCGTTTCTTTGACTTTAAGTCTCACAAGATTGCTCAGCGACTACGCGATATAGACGGTAATGCAACGTCGATCAAGATCAACGGCAAAGCCACGCGCGTATGGACTATACCGGCATTCCAAAGTTATTCGACTTCTGTTAAGACGCCGAATCTTGAGACTAAACAAAACGAGGCGCCGTTCTAATGTTTAGGATATTTGGACCTCCCGGAACCGGCAAGACTACCAAGCTTTTGAACATGGTAGACCAGGCGCTATCGAATGGGGTAAACCCCCAGGAGATAGCGTTTCTTGCTTTTACACGTAAAGCCGCCGCCGAAGCTAGAGAGCGTGCTGCCGAACGATTTAACCTTAACCCAGACACAGATCTGTTTTACTTCAGGACGCTACATAGCCTGACGTACAAGCTTCTCAACCTAAAAGAAAAAGACCTCATGCAACCAGCTCACTTCAGAGAGCTCAGCGACCGCATTGGGTTTCAACTAAACACGATCAAAGAAGTAGAGGTCGAAGACGGCAAGTCGGGGATCACGGAACATCCTATCCTGTCGATTATAAACTTAGCGCGTCTAAAAAAGACTGACCTTCGAACTGAATACAACGCAAGTAACATCCATAACACGTGGGAAGAAGTGCTGTACGTATCGGAATGCTATTCGACGTACAAGCAATCCAACCGATTAGTGGACTACACTGACATGCTTCGCTTGTTTGTAGAAAACTCTGATCGAGTGTGCCCTACGTTCAAGCTTGCCTTCTTAGACGAATCACAAGACCTTTCACCACTACAATGGGACATAGCTCATGCCATCGATAAAAAATCAGAAAGAATGTACTGTGCAGGTGACGACGATCAAGCCATCTACCGCTGGGCTGGGGCAGACGTCGATCACTTCATCAACCTCCCAGGAGGAAGCGAAGTTCTCAGTCAAAGCTACCGCGTCCCTCGGGCAGTACACAGTCTTGCTGAGCGAATCGTCAACCGTATCCATCACCGTTTCCCCAAGCAGTACAATCCCAAAGAAGAGCAAGGAACTGTCCAAAGAGTCTCCGACATCCGAGGAATAGACATGTCCGAAGGCTCGTGGCTCGTGATGGCTCAGGCCAACTACATGCTCACGGACCTGGCATATGATCTTAAGTCTATGGGTTATTTGTTCGAGCGTAACGGCTCACGGAGCATTTCTCGTAGCCTATCCACTGCGGTAAACAGTTGGGAGCGCGTGCGTAAAGGTGGCTTAATCCACGTGGAATCTGCTCGGGTTATTTATAGATACATGTCTAGCAACGGTGCCCGGGTCAAGCGCGGCAAGAAAAGAATAGTAGGTAAAGATGATGACCTGCTTTCTTTTGAAATGCTTGTAGAAAATCACGGCCTATTAGCCACTAAAGACATGCCTTGGTTCGACGCGCTTGATAAGATACCTGCGAACGACAAAATATATATCACAGCGTTACTGCGTAGGGGCGAGAAGTTTAACGCCGTGCCTCGCATTAAACTGTCCACGATTCACGGAACAAAAGGCGGCGAAGCACAGAACGTTGTTATACTGACTGACCTGACAAGGGCCGCACAAGACACCCCTGGCGACGATCTGCACCGCGTATTCTACGTGGGCGTGACTCGCGCTATGGAAAACCTTTTTATTGTTGAACCAGAAGATTTCTCGCGAGCTTATAACCTATGAAAAAACAAGACATTGACCCTCTCTATTACAACACCTGTGAAAAATGCGGTAACAAGAAAGCGACTGCCGTTGTAAACACACGCGAAAACAAAAGGCTTGGCTGGTACTGCGCAGAGTGCCAGAACTTTTCTGAAGCCATCTTGAGAGAAACTACTTGGAGAGCTGCTAGTGGCGAATAACAAACTACAAATGGCCATGTTTCCTCCGCAGTCTGATTGGCTGCCACCGGAGCATCCTTTCCCGGACGCGGTCCTCGAAGCAAAAGAGATAGCCATAGACGTAGAGACACGCGACCCTCATCTAAAAGAAATGGGCCCCGGGTGGCCACGTAAGGATGGGGAGGTTGTAGGTTACGCCATTGCCGTCCCAGGTTGGAAAGGGTACTTCCCTGTCAACCATCTCGGCGGCGGCAACATGGATCAGCGCCAGATAAACAAGTGGCTCAAGAAAGTATTTGAAGCGCCCGGCGATAAGATCATGCACAACGCCCAGTACGACCTCGGGTGGATACGTGCGATGGGTTTCGAAGTCAAAGGCCGAGTGATCGACACGATGCTGACTGCTGCGTTGTTGGACGAGAATCGGTTTAGCTACAGCCTCAACGCGCTGTGCTACGAGTACCTGGGCAAGACGAAGTCTGAGCAGACGCTGACACAGGCGGCTGTAGAGTTTGGCGTAGACCCGAAGGGCGAGATGTGGAAGCTACCTGCCATGTACGTCGGACCGTACGCAGAGGTGGACGCAGAAATTACGCTCGAGCTATGGGGACATTTCCAGAACCTTTTGAACAAAGAAGACCTGTGGAGCATCTGGGACCTCGAGACCGAGTTGCTCCCCTGCTTGGTAGAGATGACGGAGAAGGGCATACGCTTCGATGTAGACCAGGCCGAGCGCACAAAGCAGCACCTCATGAAAGAAGAGAAAGAAGTCCGCAAGCATATTAAAAGGCTCGTGGGCAACGATGTAGAAATCTGGGCTGCTGCATCGATAGCCAAGGCGTTCGATAAAGTGGGGATAACCTACCCTCGAACCGAGAAAGGCGCACCAAGCTTTACGAAGACATTCCTTACCGAACACCCTCACGAGCTCGCGCAATCGATTGTACGTGCGCGTAACCTCAACAAGACGCAAGGAAGCTTCATAGACGGCCTTGTAAAGCACGTAGCGAAAGATGGACGCGTGCATAGCCACATCAATCAAGTGCGCTCAGATCAAGGCGGTACAGTCTCTGGTCGTATCTCGATGAACAACCCTAACATGCAACAGATCCCGGCTCGCGATCCAGAGTTAGGCCCACTCATTCGAAGGTTGTTCCTCCCGGAAGAAGGTGAGAAGTGGGCGGCGATAGACTTCTCGCAGCAGGAACCACGCATCTTGACCCACTACGCGAAAGTCTTTGGTGACTACCGCAACTTGAACATGCCCGGCGTCGAGGAGTTTGTTAACGCCTATAACGAAAACCCTAACATGGACTTCCATACCATGGTCGCGGAGATGGCAGACATCCCTCGTAAGCAGGCGAAGGTAATCAACCTAGCCATGATGTACGGCATGGGGGCACAGAAGCTTGCAGGGCAGCTCGACATCCACCTGGACGACGCTAAGGCCCTCGTTAAGAAGTACCACAGCCGCGTGCCGTTCGTTAAAGGGCTGACCCAGGGCATACAAAGGCACCTTGAAGATCCTCGCTCTCCGGGCTCTGTGCGCAGTATTAAAGGGCGTAAGTGCCGCTTTGATCTGTGGGAGCCGGACAGTTTTGAAATGAACAAGGCGTTGCCTTACGAAGAAGCAGCCGCGGCCTACGGACCAACGACCAGGCTCAAGCGTGCGTTCACGTACAAAGCCCTAAATAGGCTCATCCAGGCCAGTGCGGCGGACATGACTAAACAGGCCATGGTTGACTGCTACAAGGCCGGGAAGACCCCTATGCTGCAAGTACACGACGAGCTGGCGTTCAGTGTGAAAAACGTCGAGGAAGCAAGGGGCCTGTCTAAGATAATGACCAATGCAGTTGAGCTCGTTGTGCCCAGTAAATGCGACATAGAAATGGGTGAAAATTGGGGAGAATTTGTTGAAATTACTGAATAGTATTATATAATCTCATACTGTAGGATTTAGGAGAATGGTTTTGGATACAAATAAATGGAAATCAGTACTGCTTCCACGCGAAGTGTACGACCAACTGCACGTCGTTTCTAAAGTAGAAGGGCGCACGCTCAGCGGTCAGTTACGATTGATCTTTGAGTTCTGGGTGAATGAAAACCTCAGCCAGAAAGACCGCGCATTTCTTCTTGAAGAAGTGGAAAACAAACGCATCGAAGAAGGGAGACCCCGCCCGGAGTTTACGTTATGACAAACTCGATCGAACAGGGCCTACGGGAGGCCCTGCTAAAATTAAAGAAAGAAATGAATAGCGATACAGTCCACAGAGAAACCTTGGAGAAAGCCCAGGTTTGGACTGAGATGATGAAACTTCAGGAAGAGATTAGTGAAGGTAACGATAGAGTTAAATGAGTGCGACATCGAGGAGTTGTTAGAGATTCTTAGCGACTACCCCGATTTAATAACCAAACTCAGTGAACAGTATCGTGTTCGTTATTCCAATCCAGCCACAAAAGATACAGATTAGACGCGTCTAAAGACTCTTCACAATCTGTGCACAGAATTAGTTCCACCTTCGGAATCATGTCCGTGTCTCCGTGAATTATCTCTACAAAAGCATAAAACTTTTTGTCACACTTTGGGCAAACGTATAGCTTAGCGTCCGCCTCAGCTATTGGTTCGTCGTCCTCGGTACAACCAATCTCGAATGGTATCAATGGGGATGTCATAATGCGTTGCTATCCATTTAACTGAGCGGCGTTCTACCTCTCGAGCATAACGAACAGCTTCAACTATTTCAAAAGGATATTTCGTTGCGTGATGTGCTTCCACGTATGTTCTCCGGGATCAGTAAAGCACAAATAATATAGGAAAATAATGTGAGTTACAACTTGATTTAATTACCCATATCATATCTAATGTGTGTACATACTAAGAGGAATTACCCATGTCAGACCTAAAAAAACTGTTAGATCAAGAGTTTAGCGACGTAGACAACATCCGGGAAGTGCGCGAGATGTACGCTAAGATTTGGAAAAAAGATATAAGAATTATCGCATCTTTAATCACGGAGCACATTGAAGACCCCGAGTCGCTTCTTAAACACCTAGCAGGCCATGTTCAAAACGCAAGGGCAGAGGGCTTCCCTCAAGGTCCTTTTCACTAGGAGGATACAAATGATTAGATGCTTTTACAGCGGAAAGAGAACCACCGCTAAACGCGTTGCTGCCCAGATAATTACTAGGGAACTGGACGATATTATGTATTGGGATCGGTGGGAGGACATGCACATGACCCCAAAGGATAAAGATAAAATTATGGTGGAACTCAATACTTATCTGCGGGAGATAAGAAACTTTGTTGATCCTTTTGGTTGACTATCCCAATTTAAGCGATTAGCTTCAAAGGGTAGTATCTCCCCTTGAGAAGGACTTTCGCCCGCGGTTGAGCACCTCCCACATTGGCTCCCGCGGGTGTTTTTTTGCTTATGCCAAGAGAACCTAAAGTCAATAAAGAATTGTCGCAGGGCTCCCGGTTGTGCACGTCGTGCAACAAGGTCCGGGTCTTGTCTCAATTTGAACACTTCAAAGACGGGCAAGTGCGTGGCGTTTGTCAGAAGTGCGTTACTCTCCAACGCGCCCGCAAGGTTTCTGCCACTCCAGAAGCGTATTTACGCGTCCTAAACACTCAGCTTAAATCACAGCGCCTCAAACAAGGCGTAGAGTACGATCTTTCCTCTGACGAGGTCATAGAGCTGTGGGAAGCCCAGGGTGGCAGGTGCGCGCTCTCTGGCGTCCTCCTGACGCATCAGCGCGATGGAAGCTATGGGGATAGAACAAGAAAAGAGTTCAACGCCTCGATAGACCGGATAAATCCTTCTGGACCCTATACGCGAGACAATGTCCAGTTAGTCGCCACTCGAATTAACACGATGAAACACACCCTAAGCCAGGACATGTTCTTTTGGTGGGTGAAAAATATTATTCAAACAATGGAAGAACGCTGATGATGGATACTATCGAATACGACCAGGCGTCGTTAATGTTGGCGCTTGTACAAATGACCAAGGGCCGGTGGGATGTAGAAGAGTTAATTACCATGCACACGTACATCCTGGATGAGCTTTGTGCGCCCGAGGACCACGAACCACGGCTCTCGGTAGTGCCTTTTGAGAAGGCTACCGTCCCTGACCCCGATACTCTTTGAAGCTTCGGCGCTTGTGCTTGTTCATGGAGTTGATTTTTAAGGCACCATTTCCGATGCTGGTGCCTTTTGTGGTGCGATTGAGGCGGATAGCCTCTGCTGAATCCATACCTGACTTCTTAGCCATTGGGTGTTTCCGTAAAGAGAAAGTCCAAGAGTACTCTAGAAACCCCTTTTCCTTCAAGAAATCCCTTTTCTTTCAAAAAACGCCTGTTTTCAAGGTGCGCGGCCTGTATATCGTCTTTGCTTTGGCCATAGTAGGCCACCGCGAGTCGTTCCTCAACCAGGATGGCGTTTATGGACTTCTCGCCGCTGAGTCTAATAACGCCTAAGTAACGTCCAAACTTCCCTTTTTCTTTGGTGGTAAGTTGGTACGTTTCTCCGACGTGTAGGCAACTTTCGACAAGTCCTTTTGCCAGGAGCCCGGCAGCTTTTTCTTCAGCATCTCTTGTGCGGCACTCTGGAGTATCAATACCATACAGACGTATGCGCTCACCGCACTTCCAAGTATCAAAGCCAAGGTCAATATCCACATCGACTGTATCTCCGTCCACGACTCTTACGATCTTGCAGTTATACTCGTACATGTTTCTTTCCCCAGATTAAATGCTTTTTACACACTTATTTTAATCTTTGACAGTTGCTCGCTGAAGTCTACGTCAATGCCGTAAAACCGCTCGGCCACCAAAGCCACCGCATCCGCTTCTTCCGTGATTTCGGCAAGCTTATCAGCGTCTAATCTTTTACCAGCAAGGGCCAGCGCGTTTAACGCGGTAGTTGTAGTTTTCACAAGGGAAAATATTTCTTCGAGATCTTTAGCAGCAGGCGGCTCTTCGTCTACTGTTACCTCAGCTTCTGTTTCAATCCACACTTTCGCCCCGCAAGAGAGCGGTTTGTCCGGACTGTAGACCACGGTGCTTGGGCCGTGAACCGTGACCCGATTGCACTTGCGGTTTTCTTTGTAGGTCTTGACCGTCAGTACGGGCAGCTCGGCGCCTTTTGCGTTGGCGCGGATGTTATGCTGATTGACGTGTATTCGTTTTTTCATGGCTTCCTCTCATTAAGCTTTCGTTAAAACGATTCGTTGATTCATCAAAGCCCTCACCGCCCTCACCGCCTGCTTTGATAAAGGCCGTACAAAGCGTTCCTTACCGGGGAGCTTCTCCTCCCTGTATCCGAGGGCCTCTATTTCCGCTTTCCGTAGCCCTTTGCGCCCGGAATGAAAAGCCCTGCGCGCCACCGTTGTCCCGTCTTGTGCGCGGTAAGTTCGCACCTCTTCGCTTTTGCCATGATAAATCCACGACGCTGCGCGATATACTCCGCCAGTGTGCCCTGCGTTCGGGTCAGCGTAGCTTACCAGCGCGTCAGGTTTCTCAAGGTGAACAATAACCTTTACAGCCGCGCTTATCGCCTGTGTCAATAGGTTGCGTTCGTGCCCGTCCGGTGCCCAGAGCCTTGAAAGTTCCCACACGTTGCCTTGCCACCCAAGGACAAACTTCGCAATGTTCTTGTTCGCTGGGATCGACCAAACCACTATTGCATCCCCAAACTGTACATAATGGCTTTTGCCACTTGGCACACTGCGAGTGTAGTGATTGCGCCTGATCGTCTCTTGCATCATAGCCCGCTC